CATCTTCTTTGATTCCGTTGACAGTGACGGGAATGTTATAGAAGAGTTCGTTCATGTCGGATGGATCTCGAGCGTGGACGGCTGCATCCAGACGCAAGAAGGCAACGCAGGCGACCAGGTACAGACGAAGTGGTATGACTTCGAGCAGATCGGACATCGAATCCACGGCTTCGGCCGTCCCAGATATGACGGAGACACGAATCCTGCTGACATTGACCATAAACCGGAGCCTTATCCGGACGAACCGGTCAACGTAGAGCTGAAAGTTTTGGAGAGAGGTTCGACAGGCGGTCAGGTCAACACGATCAAGGCCCTGCTCAACGAGTTCGGCTTTGCTGAAGATCTTCCGCTTGACGGTGACTTCGATTATGCCACTGAATCGGCTGTCAACAAGTACAAAGAGACTTATGGTCTCGAAGTAAACGGAATCGTTGACGCTGAGATGTGGAACTTAATACTCAAATAAGACTTCGGTCTTGTTTCCCTTTTCCGGGGCCGGCTCTTCGGGGCTGGCTCTTTAAAGAACAATATCCGCTTTGACCATAAAATTCCCCTGTGGAAAGAAAGAGCCCTCGGCATCTGCCGGGGGCTTTTTCTTTTGGTCGGAATAATAAGGGCTTTCCTTTTAAGGCAATTAAATTTTATCACAAAGTGCATCCAAAGTGCATCCACGGCAAAAATAAAACCGCTAAACCTCCGACGGTTGAGCGGTTCTTGGTGGTGGAGCATACGGGACTTGAACTCATTCGTGTTTGCCGACTGTTCGGCAAAAAGTCCATAAATCAAGGACATTGATATACTTAAGTATGTTAAAGTCCGTCACTCGTGGACTCATCTGCATCCAAAAGTGCATCCAAATTCTGACCGAATGTGAGGTTGATGATCTGGGCTGCTTCTCTCGATTCGTTGTCCGTGATATGACCATAAGTCCCGAAAGTGTCCATGCTGACAGAGTGGCCGACTATATCCTTAATCATGGCCTCGGGCATGACGGTCTTCATCATGGATATAAATGTATGACGCAGACAGTAGACCGTTCCTGGAAGGTTCCGTTCTGCCTTGAGCTTTCGCCATTGATTTCTCATGGTGTGCTGATTTCCTTGTGAACCGTCCATCGAGCAGAAGATCCACTTCGTTCGGAGGTTCATGTCCTGATTGCGTTGAATGGTCTTTCGTAATATTGAGCTCGCGAGGCCGTCGATCGGGATCATTCGCCGAGCGTTCTCATTCTTTCCGTCCGTAATATGACCGCGAGCATTGACCGATCGTCTGATATATACGCGGTCGCCTTCAATATCTCCGATCTGGAGTCCGAGAGCTTCGCCCGGTCTCATTCCTGTTATGCAGAGAAAACAAAAGAGCGGATGATACCAGAGTTCGGAAGGCTGCAATAACCTCCGAACATCGTCTCGCTGAAGGATCTGCTTTTCTTCCTTGCTTCTTCCTTTCGGGATATATAAGTCGCCTCTGGGAAGCTCACACTGATAATCTTCGTAACCGAACTTGATGATCGACATTATGATTCCTCGGAGGTTGCGGAGCGTTTTGTCAGATAGTGCCTTTTTCTCGCCTGACGCTTCGTTGATGACGCTCTGCCAGTCTCTTAATGTCATTTTACATATTTTCCTCGTACCGCATTGAGGAACGATGTAGAGGCGTGTGTAGCACTCATACTGTTCTAAGGCAGGCGAATCTTCTCCGCATCTTGCTTTAACGTCTTGAAGGTACTCTTCAACGACTTGTTTGACGGTTTTTTCTCCGTTCGCCTCTCCGAAATACCACTTTTCATACTTTTTGATCGCTTCTTTGCGTCCCTTTGCACCGGGAATGGAAGACGTGAATGTCTTTCGCCTTCCATCCTTCTGCTCTTGGACTATCCATCTTCGGCCGTCCCATCGTGGCGAGTTCATATCTTAATCCTCTTGATTTGAACGCAGATAATCAGCATAGCTTTTCAGCTTTGCGATGTTTTCTGCGTTAAGTCCGTAAGTGATCGGTTTTTCGTCTGATTCAATTAGAACATCCATCAGCTCGCCCGGCGTTGTCTTTAATGCCTGCGCGAGATCAGGAAGCCTCTCGACAGAGATGTTATTCTTTCCTTTTTCAATCGCACTGATGGCAGCTCTTCCGGCAAAGCCTGACTTCTTTGCGAGTTCTTCCTGAGACAATCCTTCAGCCTCACGAAGAAGCTTGATATATTCACCTAATTTTTTAAGTCTTTCTTCTTCCATATATAAGCCTCCCGACCTCATTATATCGAAATATTACAATCGTGCAACAAAAACACGACACAAGTCAATTTACACTTGACATAGGTTCGCCAGATTGTTAAGGTAACAGTGTCAAGCAACACTTGACAAATTCAACGAAGGGAGGACACGGCGTGATAGATTATGCCAAACTGAAGGGCCTTATGGTCGAGCGCGGTCTTGAGGTAACAAAACTCGCAGAAATACTCGGCATTTCAAGGCAGGCAGCCTCGGGAAAGATCAACGGCAAGAGTCCGATCAGCTTAACTGATGCTCAGGTGATAGCCCAGGCTCTTAATATGTCGAAAGAAGAACGTGACACGATTTTTTTTAAAAACTCTGTCAAGTCGCAGGCGACATCATGACACCGTCGGGCGGTCTCTATCCGGCTTTAAGTCGTTACTTTAAGAACATGACCGAAATGGCCCACGCAGCGAACATGAACCGAGACACGATGCGGAAGTGCCTGCTGGGAGAGAGACAGTTCACAAGATCGGAAAAGAAAGCAATCTCGGCAAATATCGCCATGATCCTGATGAACTCTCCGACATACGACTATCAGGAACTCGAAGACGCGAACAGGGCATGGAAAGAAGGAAAGTTCGACGAGATTTACAGAAGAAAGGAAGACTCATGAAAGACGAAATCACAATCACTAAGAGTGAGCTGGCAATCGCGATGCAGAAAGCAGCGACAGAAGTCACGAATAAGATGCAGAATCAGACAAATAAGCCCGAAGTGGCTCTCGTCTCGAATCTGTTCGAAATCATGTTCACGGCTCAGGTCATCGCAGATCTGTTCAATGATGACTCAGCACCAAAGACACCGGAAGAGATCCTTGACTTATGAAGAACGCAAAACTCATCATCATCGCTCTGGTCTTTTGCATTACGGTCGCGGTTCCGCTTATTGTCTTGAAGCTCACTGAGACAGATTACGAGGAAGAACTTACGACTATGGTCGGCAAATATGAGTTCGTTCCGACACCGACTCCGACCAGCACTCCGACACCGACACCTTCGCCGACTCCGACCGTGACACCGACACCGACTCCGATCGTGCTCATGAGCAATCAGGAATATTACAACGAGTGCGTCGCAAGAGGCCTCGTCACTCCGGCGAACGATTACGATGACAGGATCACAAAAGAAAGAGGCGGTTACATGGGGCCGAGCGGACGCGAAACCTATTACAACCTTTACATGGGAAACTGCGTCAACTATATGCGAGAGCTCGGCTATGACGAAATAAATTACCCGTATTGGGTAAGGGACGACGGTGCGAAGATGCTCGGGCTGTATGTGATGTGTGCAGCCAACTGGAAGACCAGACCGAGAGGAACCATCATCCCGACATCATTAGGCGACGCGATCGTCGTAGATACCGGGGAATTTGTAGCAGATTACCCGAACGGAGTCGACCTTGCTGTCGATTGGTAAAAGAAAGGAAGACTTATGAACTTATTACAAATTATCGGATTGTTAGGCGTTGCAGCCGTAGGATTCATAATCGGCATCATCGTAGAGCTTTGCATTGATTCTCAGACGATCGCTGATCTCCAGGAAAAGAACAGGAAGCTCGAGCTCGAAAACAGCCAGCTCAAGGATAAGAGACCGGTCAAGGTCGTTAAGATCGTCGACAACACTGTCGGCGCGAAGATCGACTTTCCGAACTCGACTTTCGGAGGTATCTGAGAATGGAAAAGACAAAGACCGGCGTCGTTATGCTCAACCGTTCACAGCTCCAACCTCATCCGGATAACCCGAGGAAGGATCTCGGAGATCTGGAAGAACTCAGAGAGTCGATAAGAGAACACGGCATCATGCAAAACCTGACCGTCGTTCCTGTTGATGATAACCTTGAGAACTTCCGCATCCTGATAGGACACAGAAGATACGCAGCTTCAGAAGGAATACTTCACGAGCTTCCGTGCGTTATCGTTGAAGGCTTATCTGACAGAGAACAGGTCGGAATCATGCTCTGCGAGAATATGCAGAGAGCAGACCTCACCGTTTTTGAACAGGCTCACGGCTTCCAGATGATGCTCGATCTCGGAGATACCATCGAGACTATCTCTGACAAGACGGGCTTCTCGGAGGCTACCGTTAAGCACAGGCTCGAGATCAACAAACTCAAGAAGTCATCTATCGAGACCGCGCAGGACAAGTTTCAACTCTCGATCGGAGACTTTATCGAGCTGGAGAAGATCAAAGACCTCAAGGAACGAAACAAGATCCTCGAGAATGTTGATTCGTCAACGGAATTGAAGGATGAAGTCGATGATTATTTGAGAAGAAAGCTCCGGGCCGAGAATGAAAAGAAGTATATAGAACTCTTCAATTCATTAGGCTGGAAAGAGACGAAGGAATATATCTATTCTTACGGTGATTATGCAAAGTGGAAGAAGATCAACGGACTTGAGCAGATCGACCTTGATAAACCGTTCAATGATGAAACGATCAAAGCTGCGACCGTGAGGATCTCAGAACCTATATTCTATCACAACTCTGGATATTATATCGACTTTGGAATCAAGAATCCCGTTAAGCAGGAACAGAAAAAGAAGACGAAAGAGCAGCTTATGGAAGAGGCTCGTGAGAAGTGCAAAACGGCTCTCGAGTCATCCAGAACTGAGATCTGTGACCTCTATTATAAGTTTATCCTTCAGATCCCGGACAAGAGGATCAAAGAGGTCAATGAAAGAGAATACAAGGCCATGATTAAGGTGCTTGTCTCAATCCTCATAGATCTGCGCGGTTCGATGCACGATTTCTCGAATCTTTGCAACATCAAGACAAAGATGAAGCTTGAAGACATATCGAGCGACTTCCAGAATTATGACAGCCTGCGTAAGCTCATGCTCTTAACCTGGTCAAATCTCGCTTCTAATTATTCAAATAGGTTCGTCGAGTGGAATTTCACGAAGAACATGACAGCCTTGAAAGCTCATCAGATGCTCTTTGATGTTCTGCTTTTTTTCGGATTCAGACTTGATGATGACCAGAAGGCGATCATAAAAGGCACGTCTGAACTCTATAACGCGAAGATATGAGGCACTCATGAAGGGACAAATGAATATATTTGACCTGGTCAATGACGGAAAACCTTGTCGATATAAGTTTCAAAGACATCTCGGCCAGAAGGTCGAGTTCTGGAGAACCGGAAAGTTCGGGATCATCGTCGAGATCGAAGAATATTACACGATAGTCAAGTCTGACGGAAAGTTTTTGGTCGGAACGCCTCACGACATTAGGCCTATTTCGGAGGATTAAAAATGATTCAGATTATAGGAACCAGACAAACAGGCAGAACAACACAACTCATTAGGCTTTGCAAGAGACTTAATGATGAAAACGGGTACAACGACACTGTCATATTGACGTCCAGTAAATTAAAAGCTGAGTTTATTATGATACTCGCAAAAGAGATCGGATGCGGTGATATTCCGTTTCCCATTTCTTCTGCCAGATTCATTCAACAACGTGGAGCTCTTTGTGGGACTCTTTATAGGCGAGTTCTGGTCGATGATATGGAATATGTCATGCAGCAGATTCTTTCGCAATGTGTGATGTCTCCACCATTAGAGTTAGCAGGATATTCGATTCAAGGCCCGGAAATGACAACAGAGTTCGGGGTTCGTTCCTGGATTTCCGAACGTGAGGTCATTCCATGATGAAGACCTGTGAAACGTGCGGACGCTTCACCGAACACAAAGAGAAAGTATTAGGCAAAGACGGACTCTGTCGGCTGATCGTTAAGAAGCCGACCGGAGTCAGAAAGAATCATTCATGTAAATACTGGATAGAAAGGAAGACTCAAAATGACTCAATGTGAAACAGTTCTCAATTACATAGAAGAACACGGCTCAATAACAGCAAGACAGGCTTATAAACTCGGGATCATGCGACTCGCATCAAGAATAAGCGACCTCAAGAAAGCAGGCTTTGACATCAAGTCCGACACGGTCAAAGTGAAGTGCCGTGACGGATCTGTCTCTTATGTATCGAGATACTCGATGAACAAGAAAGAGGCGAAGCCATGAACAACAAGAAAGTTATCAGGAAGCTTCATGAGATGTGGCAGAAGTCTGACGATGATGACGAGAAAGCCTCTCTCGAGAGAGCGATCCTCGCGGTCAGGTGTTACCGCAACTGCAAGAACTGCGCTCATCGGGTAGTTGTAAGCAAATACGCTTTTTGTTCTCTCGGTGACTGCGATTTTGAACCGCGCACGGAAGCGGAGAAAGAGGCGACGGCATGAAAGACAAAGTTTTATATGGCGAAGTCATGAAGGCAGCCGAGAACCTCGCGAGAGCTCTGAGAGCATACACGGGCGAACCGATGAACTGCATCCTGTCAATCTTCACTCGTGACCAGGACGTAAGAACTCCGGACGATCCGCAAGGCATACCGGACTACTATTCCGTTTTGATCCGCTCGGCCGAGTGCGAGCACTATGACGATTCGACCTTGAAGGCAGTCAGAAAGATTTATTACTGCGATGATGACTTCGGAAACGAGAAGATCATGAAGGTCGTTCCGTATTACGAGAGGGAGGCTGAATCATGAGTGAAAAAAGATATTACTGGCTTAAACTTCCTCGAGACTTTTTCAAGCGTCATGACATCAAGTTCATCAAGACGCTTCCGAACGGTCGTGAGATAGCCTTCTTTTATTTAGAACTCATGGCCGAGTCTGTCGATCACGACGGCCAGCTCCGGTTCTCGCCTGGCTTGCCTTATTCGGAGGTTATGCTTGCAGCTCTGACGGACACACCGGTCGAGATCGTCACGGAATCCATGAAGGTCTTAAAAGAGTTTGGGCTCGTCGTTATTTCGGAGGATGGGACGATCATACTGCCGAAAGTCGAGAAGATGATCGGCTCGGCAGGTGATAACGATAACGCGAGAAGACAGCAGCGTTACAGAGACAGAAAAAAGGCTGAAAAACTCGCAAAAGTTAATGATAACGTTACGCGTAACGTTACGCATAACGTTACCGTAACAACGAATAGTAACGAGAGTAAGAGTAAGAGTAAGAGTAAGAGTAAGAGTAAGAACATAAAAGAGAATATACAAGAGAAAAGTTCTCATTTTGTTCCACCGACAATCTCTGAAGTCAAAGCATACTGTCAGGAACGTAACAACGGAGTAAATCCGGAAAAGTGGTTCGACTTTTATACCTCAAAGAATTGGATGATCGGGAAGAACAAGATGACCGACTGGAAGGCAGCAGTCAGGACTTGGGAACACGAAAAAGAAAACAAGCCGGCTCCGAGACAGTCGACAGGAAACCAGTTCTTTGACCTTTTGAATCAGGAGGCAAGCTCATGACACGAGAAGACGTAACTAATCTCTTGGGAGTTCTCCAGGAAACCTACGGAAAGACTTTTGCTAATCCGTCCGGAACGGTTGACGCATGGCTCATCACTCTCGCCTCATACGATGCAAGATCCATCTTCAAGGCTGCAAGGCTCTACATGGAATCGAAGACCATTAAGAACTTCCCGAGTCCTGCCGACCTGATAGCACTGATAACCAGAGCCGAGCTCGTATATCCTGACGAAGTTCCGGAACCTCCGAAAAGGTTTATCGAATCATCAAGGGCGATAGTCACGAAGCTCGACGGCAAGACCGTGGACGAATACCTTGACTCATTAAGCGAATGGATCGGCTTGGGTTGTGAACCGAACGACGAAGCTCTCGAAGAGTTCTATCGTAATCATCCGGAAGCGAGAGGGATATTACCTTACGAGACATAGGAAAGAGGAAGACAAATGAGAAAAGCATTGAAAGACGCAGAAAGATGGCTCAATCGTAATTATAACTTTATCCAGCAGGTCGAAGCTGACAAGAGGATGCTTACCATCCTGACCAACAGACTTGAGTCAAGCGTATCTAAATACGAGACAGACGGAACTGATGTTCATGATGTCGACCAGTCAAAACAGAGAAGAGAAGATCTGCTGCTCGATTATTCCTCACTCAAGGCAATAGTCGAGAAAGAAGAAAGGAAGCTCGCGAAAGAGCTTTATGTGACCAGAAAGATGATAGACAGGCTTTCAAAGCCTGAGTATATCTCACTCGCGGTCGACAGATACATTAACCGGCTCAAGTGGGAAGACATTTCAGCTCTGGAACATATCAGCAAGTCACATTTATACAGACTGAGGCTCGAGATGCTCGAAGAGATGACCGAGATTCTCAAAAACATAATCTGAAGAAAGAGAGGCAATAAGAATGGAAGAAAGAGTCCCGGAAAGAATGGAAAAGGCGAGCGAAGAACATTTCGGAGCTCGTATCGGAGGTATATTCAGAAGACTTCTGGATGTGCTCGAAGCAAAGTATCTGATCTCAAAGCGTGACCGAGATTATATCATCGGCGAGATCACGGAAGCTGAGTATTTTGACGGAGGCAAAGAGGAATGAAGTTCTCGAAGGCAAGAAAGATAATCGAAGACGAGATCGAGTGCGTCAAGAGATTCAAAGAAGGCTGCGGTCACGAGTGCCAGTTCTGCGACCTGGTCAAAGAAGATAAAGAGATCCTTGAAGCTTATGAGATCTGTCTGGCACTTCTCAAAGTAGAAGAAGACGCGATCAAGCGCAAGCGTGATGAAGAACGCGCAGAACGGAATGAAGCTCGCCGTCAGCTCTCATTGAACAAGAAGTCCTGCTCTAATTGCGATCTGTTCGGAATCGGATGCGGAGATTGTGAGGTAAGTGACGATGACTAATGAAGACTTTAAAAAGCTTTTACAGATGACCGATGCCGAGTGCGCTGACATTCTCGAAAAAACTATGATCTGGATCGCTGGATTTAGAGCAAACTCTAAAACATGGTTTAAGGCTGCTTATGCCGTCGCCCTTGCCAGAGCTATAAATAAACTCAGGGAGCCGGAAGTTGTTTATCTTTGCAAATATCACAAAGAACCAAATCCATGCAAGCACACTCACAGACTGGCTGACGCTTTGAACTTTGAAGAGTTCGCTGAAGGGAAGTGGATAGAAAGAGAGGAAAGATCATGAAAAGGCTTTCAATAATCATTCCGGTCTACAATGAAGCTCCGTTCCTTCGCAGATGCCTTGACTCTGTGAACTGCCTCCACCCTTCCGTCGAGATAATCGTCATTGACGACGGTTCGACAGACGGATCTGCGGAGATATGTGATGAATACAGAGACAACGTGAACTTCAAGATCGGTCATCATCGTACGAATTGGGGCGTGTCTATGACCAGGACTCACGGAATACTGCTCGCCGAAGGTAAGTATATAACCTTCCTGGATTCTGATGACGAGATGAGCAAAGACGGGATCTGGAATATGCTCGAGGTCATTCGAGAGGCGAACGCTCTTCCCGTCTTGGAAGACAGACCTGTCATCCAGTTCAATCACTTCCGTCACTATTACAGGACGAACAAGACTGTGACAAAGTATAAGAATCGGATCGGGAATTATTATTATGACAACCTTCCTAAGATGTGGTGCATGGTCTGGAATAAGATTTACCTTCGCTCGTTTATTGTAGAACATAAGATCGGATTTGAGCACCAACTTCAATATGGCGAGGATGAGATCTTCAATCTGAGATGCTTGAAATATCATGCGTCTATTTACTGTGCGGATGAGCTCACGACCATCAAGCACTTTGATAATCAGGGCTCGATCTGTCACAACTTGAACAAAGAAAAGCTGCTCGGCCAGACCGATGCGCTCATCAGATTACTCAATGAAGACAATTCACAGGTGTTTGATGCTCTGGTCAGGAACGTCATATCTGAACATTGGAACTCTGACCTGTTTAAGAAGATCATCGGAGGTGATATGTAATGGCGAAATGCGTTAAGATTACAGCTCCAAAAGCTAAGGAGGGTTAATTATGAACAATGGAAAGGCTCTTGCAATATTTAAAGATATTGAAAACGAAAAATATAACGACGGTGAAAAAATAGCCGCAATCAAAGTTATATTAAATTTTGAGACTATTAACAGTATTACAAAACGCGAAATATTTACTGTTTTGAAATGGCTATTTAGTGATGATTAACAAATCTGACCTGTTTAAGAAGATCATTGGAGGTGATATGTAATGGCAAAATACGACAAAGAAGCGCGAGCTTTTAACCTTAAAAAATTTTACGCGAAGCATAGAATGTTTAAAGTCTATCTCGATAAGAAAGAAGATGCTGCACTCATTGAGCATCTCGACAGTCATAAAAACAAATCGAAGGCTATCAGGCAGTTATTGAACGGGGCCATAATCCCTGTCGCAAATATTACTTTCGATGATGACAAGCTCAAAGAGCTCACAGATGACATCGTCAGGCAGATCCAGAACGGCGAGCTCATCATGGTCACTGAATCTGAGACGCAAGGCGAGTGGCGAGATCGAATGAAAGAACACTTCAGAGAAGCAAGCGAGACCGGAGGTGATATGTTTCATCTTTCGGATATTGAAAGAATATTAGACGGAGAAGCTCTTTGATCGGAGGTAAAGAAATGAAATTTAAAGAAATGATCGAAACAATTATGACGACTTCCAATGACCGAGTAGAGATTAGAGACTCAGATAATTGTGAGATATGTAATGTCCCAGTCGCTACATCAGGACTAAACCCTTACTTAGATTGCGATGTAGTCTCCTGGTTTCCATGTGGAGCTCCGGGTAAAAATGCAACATTCACAGTGCTTCTTAATATCGGAGGTGAGACAGAATGAAACATACTGAATGTAAAGATTGTAAATTGAGTAATGGTGACTGTGGAAACCATTTTAAAATGGATGGGGTTACAAATTATGATATTGCCTCTTTGAGTGCTTGCGACAAATATGGAAATTGCGAATTTTTTAAGCCAAAAGCAAACCTACAAGGCGATCTAATCAACCGTGAGGCTTTGAAATTAGATTTAGCCAAAGAGATTAAAACTAATGATATGGGTTTGTGGCTTAAAATTCTGTTAGTTATCG